CTGCTGCTGATGTTGAACATTTGTTGCAACAGTACACCTATCAAAATCATAAGAATTGGATATCAAATGCGTAAAATAATACAAGCAATTATCGAAGCAAGACAAAGACAAGCAGATTTATATCTGCGCTGCTTGACTAGTGGTATCTAGTCGTTCAATATCTTCCTCAACACACTGCTCACCGTATTGAATTTCAACAATTGTACAAGGTCGTGTAAACGGATTAGTTAGTTGATGCCAGGTATTTTTAGGCACACGCCATTCATCATACTTTGAAAGTATTTTTGGTGGGTTGTTTAAGTCGCCCGGTAATGCCATGTTGATCATACATGTACCTTCGGTTACCATCCAATACTCGCTACGATGTTGATGTCGTTGCATGCTTAGGGTTTGGCCAGGATGTACACATAAGGTTTTGACTTTTGCACCAGGTATTTCGTTCAACACGGTATAACTTCCCCATGATCTTTGTACTTCAATTGACGTCCAACGTTTTAAAATATCGCTGCTACTGTTCAGTTTGTTTTCTCCGCCTACACCAAACACAAACTCAACTTCACTGAAAATCATCTCAGGAATGTTATCCTTTGTTCTATCACCGCCGTTTGCAAATACAATTTTTTCCCCAGGAAACATGGTTTTGACCTTGTGAATGGCATCACAAGCACTTCCATCTGTGTCGTTGAACTCAATTACACTATCTACCATGTGTAGATTATCTAATACTGTCATGCGTTCGTGCCAAGTCATAAAAGATCGTCCTTTTTTACGGGCAAGCCACGCATCTGAATTTAAACCAACTACAAGCCAATCTCCTAGGTGATCTGCATGATTAAGGTAACTTATGTGCCCACTATGTACAGGATCAAATCCGCCAGTTGCAAGAACTATTTTCATTCTTTAATACGATAATAATCTTTATCTAACCAAGTTGTAAGTATTTCTTCTTGTTTGACATAGCCGTAGCGTTCAACGCATTGCCGAACACTTTCGTTAACTAGATTGGCATTAATTAGATCATGCCAAGTGGTAGTTTGCGGATTCATCGGTGCGATTTCGCTTTTATAGACAGCAACGTGCAACCACATGTCATTCATGTCTTTGTAAAAGTAAGCATCGCGACAATCAAATCCATTCACCGCCAACATATACATCAAGTTGACAACATTGTGATTGAAATACCAACCGTTATAGCTATTATTGTTTAGTCTATTGTGTTCATAATGTACTGCTTGTGGGATACTCATTACTAACATTCCGTTAACACTAATCATTTCGTTCCACCGACATAATGTATAAACAGGGTTAGTAATATATTGAAAAACATCATGACACCAAACCAAATCAATTTGTCTAGGAATAAATCTATCTGGATCTTCTAAGTTTGCTTCAATGATGCGAACATTAGGTAAACTTGTTACATTTTTTTGTATTTGTTTTGTATTTTGATCTACCGCGTAGCATAGATAATTTCTTGGCTCCGGAGGATCGTCTCTGGTTTCAAGAGTTGCCCACCATTCTAAATCTAATCCTTCTCCGCAACCAAAATCTGCTACTACTTCTAAACTGTCTAAAAAACTATCGTATTGATACAATAGATCTCGGATAAATTCTGTATGTTGGTAACTTGCTTCGGAATTTTTAAATAAAGACATTTTTATAAAGTTTTAAAGAGTAACATCTTCCATGCCTGCTGTTCTCAATCGAACCACATGCCCTAGCATAAAGTTCTTACTTTCAAGACCTTTCATTACCCCAAGCCAACGGTTCCTAAGAAGAGCAACTTCGTTAATAATAGTCTCATAATCAATAACTTCGTCCTCGCCGTCGACATATTTCTCCGCGTCCCGGGATGACAACGAACGAGCGTAGGTTTCAAGGTATTTCTGAAAGTGTTTGCGTCGTATCTTACGAAGTTGAATATTAAGGTAACTAAGTACAGCTTCAATTTCCTGAAGTTGGTTGAACCTATGCTCCGTAATGCCCGGTAAGGCGGCGGTGGACTTTTCCAGGTTTCCTTTAATATTTGTATCATATTTTGCCTGTTGGAGTTCGCCCTCATAATAGTTTATGAAGTCTGGAATAACACCAAGATCTGCGACTATTCGATTATACCACATTTGATTTTACTTTAGCTTTAATAAATTGTAATACAATTGCTATTAAATAGCAACGAATAATTTATTATTCATTGTGCTCGTCATCGTCGATACCAATGTCATATTCCTTAAGCGCACGATTCAAAAAGGAATCAACTGCCCCAAATTCTGCTAATTCTACATCATTGAGCATATCAGTCATTACACTCATTAAATTATCCGCAGCCTCTTGTCTATCTTTTTGCGGTATATATTGTTTTAAAATACCGTAACATTCGTTAAGCACTTCAATGTCTATAGTCATACTTTTTCTCCTTGATAGATTAGTTAATGTTGTTATGTGTTGCTATATATAGATGGTTGTGTTTCTTGTATCCATTTGTTAATTGGATATTCAAAATGTAACTTCCAAGACCCATTTTGTTTCCAAGTTAATGTTTGCGGTAACATTTCGTTTTTGACATGATAAATTCCTTTATATTTTACAAAATCTAAAATTTGTACATTATCTATCCAAATATTTTTTAGAGTAACTGATTGATCATCTATGATTTTATTGTTATCCAATATAGTGTTTTTGTAGGTTTTTCCGTATAATTCTATTTCTAGTGCATGTATTCCATCAAGCATATCTAAGGGAAGTTCGATAGTATCAAATTTTTTTGTAAATTCAAAATCTTGATAAAGGTCATTGTCAATGAAAAAGCGCAATTTAGGCCATCCGTTACATTCTGTAGCCTCAAAATCTAATTTCAATGAATTCATTATTATTTTAGATCAGCCAGCTTTATACTATTAAAATTATAGTTAGCGTCTTTATTTTCTTTTAAAAAAGAATATTGTTTTAGAGCAATAGCAATAGATCCTAGATCAGTAAACTTATATTTTAACTTTAGACCTTTGGTAATAATTTCAACAAATCTTCTAAATCTTTCCAAGTTAGTTAAGTCAGGATTAGATTTGCTACTCCATCCGGTAAGATTGGCATATTCATCGCTATAAATTTCAATCCCTAATTCGTGTCTCATTTCCCAAATTGGGGTATCCTGATAAATTATCATTGGATTTCCAATATTAATTCTTATAATAGTTTTATCTATTAAATATTTCTGATATCGATCAAGCATTGTTAACGTATCATGATGATCATCTATCGTTTCCGTTGGGTACCCTGTTAGTAGTAATATTGTATTTCTTATTTTGTATTTTGAACACATTGCCATATGATAATCTATATCTGTATTAGAAAATTTCTTTCCCATATGATCTCGTATTCTTTCACTACCAGATTCAATTCCTACAGTAATACTATCAACTCCACCCCGAGACATAAGTTCGTACATGCGTTCTGAATGTTGTGTCTGAGGTCTTATAATAAAATATCCTTCTAATTTAATATTCCTAAGATTATTATTTTTATCTTTTTCGTAACAAATTTTTTCTAATAGATTAGTAAATTGTTTTAAAGATCCGTTTATAAGACTATCGCTAAATCTAAAATTAAATATATTAGTTTCATTAATATTCTTAAGAATTTCTAAAAAAATATTATCAGCTGATCTGAATCTAAACTTTTTCCAGATCTTACCAACATCACAAAAAGTACAACGTCTTACACATCCTCTACTACCTGTAATAATAATGCGTGTATTTTCTTTATCGCTGAAATAGTCAGAAAAATTTATTTTTTTATAACTAGGCATTACAAGGCTATTCAAATCATCAATTTGCGGCACCCAAGAATCAAATTTATCAAATTTTGAATTTACTCCTAATAAAATATTTCCTTTCAAAAATTCAGTTAAAACTAAATCGCCTTCTCCGTTTACAGAATAGTCTATTAAATTATTATCTAATAGTTTACGACCATAAGTTATATTTCCCACCTGGTAACTTATTCCTGGGCCGCCTGCAATAATAATTGCATTGGTATGAGATCGTATCGTGGATAATAAAATTTCTGACCACCAATGCTGTTGTGCGCTGAACACTGTAAATAAAATTAAATCAGCATGACTATTTTTTATTACTAAAACTACTTCTTCGAGTACATTCTTTATCAATTCAATATCTGTTTTTTCTAATTTTTGCAAATCATCTATCTGAATCGTTGTGTTTATACTCAGTTGCCCCCATTGTGTCTGACCTAATTTCTTAAAAAGAAATGCATTGAAATCAAAAATATCGTATTCTAAATTTGAATGTTCGCATATTCCAGCTAAAAATGATAATGCAGCCGGCGGCGCATTCAAAGTAATTGGAGCTGACGATAAAATCAAAGCTTTTTTGTATTTCAGCATATAATTAGTAGTTTAAATTTTTAATTATTTTATTTATTTCTTCAAATGCTACCGTTTCATTGCCAAAATCATCACCTAGTCTTTTTTGACTAAAATATTTTTTTTCTTCTTTGGAAATTTCTGCCAATACCCAAGTAATCAGCGGAGTTTTAAAATCAAAAACCCATTTTCCATTTTGTCCCCATGTTAAACATGGACTTTTTATATTTTGTCCATTATTAAAAGTTCCAGAATATTTAAAAAAATCAGGTAACTGGATGTCGTCAACATGCATACTTTCTAATGTCACAAGCTGATCTTTAACTATTACATTGTCTTTTAAAATTGTATTGAATTTGTTTTTGCTCCATAATTCGATGATAAGCGTATGATCGCTTTCAATCAAGTCAATTGGCAAATTAACGGTAACATTATCTAAATCAATTTTGCATTCGTGACATAAATTATCATCGATATAAAACTTTAATCTAGGCCAACCATTACAGAATGTTGCACTAAATGTTAACGACAACAAATTCATTCAACACATCACTCAATTTCACTATTAACAGTAACATCCTGAACTGCTTTCAAATGCGGATTTACAGCAAAATCTTTCATGACCTTGTCAAGAGTGCTATCGTCGTTACGTTCCCATGCTTTGCGGAACTGCTTAATAACGGTGCCGTCTGCTAGCGTGTATTTAAGACTATTGCCTTCCTTCTGCAATAGGCCTTTGCCTTCAAACATATCTACTAATCCCGAATACGGATTCATGCCTGTTTCATACGGAATCTTGACTTGCACACTTTCAAACGGTTTAGCGTAACGGGTTTTCATAATCTTACATGCTGCACGAATACCTTTGACTTCCGAAATCTTGTTGCCATCTTCATCTTCTTTAAGCTTGAGTTTCTTCATAGCAACAACAATACTGGAAGCATAGATAAAGCCTTGACCACCCGAGATCTTGTCGTCTGGGTCAAACATGTCTTGGCTAGCGTATGTGTGGTTAGTAGCAACTAGACCAATGTTTAGATCTCCAAACATGTTCACACAATTACGAACCAATGCAGTAAGTGCTTTGGGCTTACGACCCATGTCGCCTTTTAAATCTCCTGCTTCAAATTGATTGACATCAGTTGGAGTTAGTAGCATACCTAAGCTATCTAACACAATTAATACCTTAGGACGTTGATCTTCGGGTAATGTTTTGTATTCCTTAACAAACTCTGTGATCATTTTGGCAACATCATCAATCATTGCCATGTTGAGTTTGAGAAGCTTGTTTTCAGATCCTCCTCTTC